CAACCCATTATTGGTAGATACAACAACATCCAGTTTTGTCCCCGGCGACGCAGTACCAATGCCGACGTTGCCGGAGGAGTCAATACGCATGCGTTCGGTAGGCGAACTTGATCCTCCGTTTGTGGAAAATGAAAGCGCAGAAGAAACATTATTTGTTGAAGGCGTTGCTGTAACAACAGCCTGTATGCTGGTGGCTTGAATAAAACTAGATCCATCGTAGGCATACGTTTGAATATCGTTAGTCTGATCACCAGAACTTACAGCGGTTGGCGATGCGGATGTTCCTCTTGATTTATAAAACCGCAATCTAACTGGCGTAGTGCTGTCAGTATTTATGTTTCCAACAATATTATTGCGAAGCAAGTCCGAAGGACTAGAGCCAAAGTAATGCGTTCCTGAGGTTAAACTAATATTTGTTGTGTTTCTTACGCCCGCCGTGAAGTAACCATTTACGTCAAGTGTCGTAAAAGGCGACGCAGTACCAATCCCCAGATTCCCCGACGTATCCAGCCGCATACGCTCGCCGCCGACAGCGAAAATCATCGGAAGCTGCGTTCCGGTTCCGGTAATGCTTGAGTTTATTCGTACTTCGGTTGAAGTTATTTGCAGTTGACCAAGCGATGCGTTAGTTGGATCAGAGTTGTTTAATACGTTAAACGCGCTAGTTTGTGATGTGCCATTCGGAAGCGCATGAACTGCCGTGTTGCCGTTGGTCGTGCTGCTCTGAAACGAAAGCCGATTGCTTTGCGTCGCATTGCTGAAATCGCCCGTGATGCGCTGGCCGGTGGACGAGAAGGTGAGGTTGCCGGAACCAATGTCCAATTTTGCAGCAGGCGACGCAGTACCAATGCCGACGTTGCCTGCGAAGTAGTTGTCAGCCGTGCCATTAGCATAAAAATTAAAACGGTTCGTGCCGCTAGCAATGTTGCTGTAAAAACCGTAGTTGTTGGTTCCAAGAGCCATGCTGCTTTGAACAGCAAAGCCATAAAGGTTAGTTACCGTTGACCCAGCGCCAAGTGTCGGCTGCGTGGCGTTAAAATGAATCATGTCGGTCAGCGTGAATGATGCTGCCGAGGTGTTAAACGCCGACGAAAAATTTATTGCCGCAGTTGTTGTGCTGCTTGGAATATCTGCGGTACTTGCATAAGCGCGAGAAACCGCGCCAGATGTTGGCAATGTTCCAAGTATTTGAGTTTTATTTGCAGCCCCCGCCGTCCCGCCAATGCCCACATTCCCCGACGTATCGCTAATCACAATCGCCGCCGTGCCGTCCTTCGCCTTGACGTTCGTGACTTCGACGTTGGTTGCGTCGACGGTCGGTGCGCTCAAAACCGTGCCGCTGGCAAACGTCATATCGCGGGGAACCGAGTAGCCGTCGCCGGCGCCGGGGGCGCGGATCTGCGGTACGGCCGTATCGAGCGCTAAAACTTCCAAGTTAGCCATGTTCGTTTACCTCAAACCGGGAAGTAAGTAGCCCCGGCGCTGTCTTTGACGGAATCCACGACAACATAAGCCGTGCCGCCGCTGTCCTTCACAATCGTATCGCAGTTGTAGATGACGTTGGTGCTGCTCGCTACTTGAAACGGCGGCCCTGGGTTCGGCGTCGCCTCGGCGGTCGCTAACGCAATGATGCCGCCTAATCCAAGGGCGACAGAATTACGCAGCGGAACGCCGTAGTATCGAGTCATTAGTTCTGGTTAATCGGCTTGGCGTACACCGCGCCGTCAGAGGACACGCGAATCGCCGACACCCGCCACGGGGCGCCCGTACCATTCGGCACCACGAACGGAATCGGCGTGTTCGCCGGGATCGGAGTGTCCGAGGTGGTCGCCGTCACGCCTTCGCCCACACGGATGTAGGCGGCGGTCGTAGACCACACCACCACACCTTCGGGGCCGGGATTCCATGTGGAGGTAGACCCCGCCGTTCCCGTGTAGGAAGCGGTGAAGGCCGGGTATTCGTCAAGGGGATTCAGAAGTTCCATATTCATACCTCAAGCGAGGAATTTGAGCTTGTAAAGGGTCGAAAGGTACAGCGATACGATCTCATCCAAGATGTTCTGTATCGCAGAATCTTTTTCGTCGCAAACTTTGTAGCGGTTGGCTTCAATGTCGGCGAGCGAATCTGTCAGAAACTCAATGATGTTTCCCTGCTTCTTTGCAGATTGCAGGGTTATCGGGCCAATCAGCCCGTGACGGCCTTGGTAGGCTTCGGCAAAGTCGTCAGCCAAGTCCACCACGCCGTCGTAAAACGACTTCAGCGCTTTGTGCTTGGCATACGATCTTGTATTGAGATGTACGCTGTGGGCGACATCTCTCGCCAAGAACAAGTGACCTACGAAGTCAGCCGCCTTCATTGCATCTCTCCGCCCATCGGGGGCATTTCCGCTCCCATCATGGGAGTTTCACGTGAAACCGAGGGAGCCACCAAATCGCCGCTTGACATCATACCGGAAAGTGTGCCCATCACAATGTCTTGGATTTGCTGCTCGTTGAGGCCCGATTCCACCGCCTTGATGCGATCTGTTTCGGCTTGGTACGCCTTGACCTCAGCCTCAAACTCCTTGACCTGCACCTCACGCGCTTCCATCGACTGCTGCACGCTCTGGAGCATTCCAAACATCTGCTCCATCTCCGCCGACATCGCTTGGATCTGCTGTTGCGCGGCCTGTAGCGCGGGCGATTCGTCCGATGCTTCAAGCAACTTCGGATCAATGGTCTTGGCGAGACGCTCGGCAATCTCCTGCGCACCCGGCCAGTCCATGTTCTTGACGAAAAGGTCACCCGCCACGGCCCACAACTGCGGGTTTGCTTGCAGGATCTCGCCCATCGCGGCCATCGCTTCTTGGCGCTTGGTGTAGTACGACGGGCCGGTCGTGACCGCGACATCGTACTTACCGACCGACGGGTTGTAGATCTTTTGGATGACGATACCGGCTTCGTCCACGATCTTGCGAACGGGTTCCGGCTGCATCGGGTCAATCTTGACCGTATCGGTCTTGCCGTCCATGCCGATGATTCGAGCGATACGCTGGGTATCGTAAATCTTCGGGATCAAGTCAACGAGTTGACGCGTGACGTAGCGAATGGCGCGAGCCAGGTTATCGACGTAATGGTATGTCCCTGTGTCGCCTTGCCGTTCACGCGCCAAGATTGCTCGTCCCGAGCGCTCGTTAGACGTGGCGCCGAGGCTAGAATCGTATTGACCCGTTGTTGCCTTAATATCGTCCGATGCGCCCATTTTGGCTTGAATCAAGCCAGTTTGGGGCAGGGGCGGAGCAGCACGCTGCGGCAACGGCAATACGCCGCCCTGCGCGTCGGTCACATCCGGGTTGACCTCCAAATACGGCCAGTTGCTCGTATTGGCGGTCTTCCACTGGTGTTCGTAACCCTCAAACTGACCGCCGTAGCCGATAAACGGCGCTTTCGGGGCCAAGGCAAGCATTTCGGCTTCCTGCGATACCCAGTAGTTGTACATCCGCTGGGCGTCCTTGGCGTTACGCACAAGGCCCGAGATGTAGAGGCGCCCATCGACCTCAAACTCGTTACCGACGACGCGCACCACCGGAATCCACTTACCCGGCCAGTCCTGCTCTTCGAGGACTTCGTAGCCGTTGGTCTTCATCCATTTAATACGGCGCACTTCTACGTCGCGGGAGCGCATGGGCTTAAGGCCCATCATCTCCATCTGCTTCGCTTCGGGCGAACCGCCGTAGGCCGTGACGTTACCCGGATAGAGGTGCAGCTTTACGCTGTCGTAGTAGGCGTAGAAGTATTCGGCGATCCGAACAGAATCTTCGCGTATCCACTGCGAGAGTTGCTCATCGCCGACGCCACGGGTGCTGATGGACGAGATCGGTTCGGCGTTCGGAAACAGCCGTTCGAACTCGTCCTTCGGCATATCTTCCGTGATAAAGCAATATTCGGCGTCAGATCCGCAAGGATCTTGGATATGCGGGTCCATGTAGACGCTGAAACTGTTGCGAATACGGCAGATACGGATGTCTTGGTCGAACGTATCGTCGTCGCAGTATTCGGTGAGGATACGCACGTAGCCTTCGCCGAAAGTAACCTGGTTATCGCAAGCGGTGTCGTAGGCCACATCGGCGTCCGAGATGTACTCGATATGGCGCACCATACCGTCGAACACTTCGGCGACTTCGATGTCCGCTTTGTCGTCAACCGGAATGACCTTGCCCGCAGGACGATTCTGGCGCTGATCGTTCGTGACCTGCCGGACGTGCTGCGGGAGTTTGTTGATGGTAAGGCAGGGCCGAGCGTTGATCGTCTGCCCTTGCACTGCGCCACGGGTGGCTAGGACTTCCTGCGGCCACTGCCAGCGGTTATCGGGCGAACCCGCCATAAAGCGCAGGTCATCGAGTTCGCTATCGCGTGACTCGCTGTACGCCGACAGGGACTGTTGCAGACGGTCGCGCATCCGCGCAAGGATGTCTGCCGCATCGCGGGTTTTACGCGACTGCGGGGAGTTGGCGACCTGCGCCGCCCCTTTGATGCCTGTCGGGTCTTGAGCCATGTTATTTGCGCTTCTTGCCTTGGGCCTTACGCTTGACGGAATACGCAATCGCCACGGCCTGCTTGACGGGCTTGCCCGACTTTACTTCGGCCTTGATGTTCTTGCGAAATGCGCCTTTGGACGCGGACTTAACGAGCGGCACTAGCGCATCCTCGTTTTCATCGGCGTCGGGCGAAAATCCACCGTCGTGCGAACCGCATCGGGCTGCATCTTCATCTTGCGCATCCCCATCGGGCTACGCGCCAAGCGCGAGGGCTTCTGCATCGCGCGGGTGTTCTGAATGATGTCGCCGACCTTCATCGACCCCGGCATCACGCCCGCATATTCAAACTTTGCCATGATTACTTCCCCTTTTTGGCCGGTTTCTTGGCCGTTTTGGCTGATTCACGGAACGCTTTAGCCGTTGGGGCGCCTTTTGCGCCGGGTTTACGCATCTTTTCGCCGCTTCCGGCTGCAATTCTACGCCGTTTAGCATTGATGTTGTCGTACAAACCTTTTTTGTGACTACTCATTAGCATTTCCACCGTCGAAGTGAGGCACGCGCACGGCTTCCCTTGGGGCTTTTAGCCGCAATCGGACCCATACGCGCACAGAATGACTTTTTACGCCCCGCATCCGCTTTGGTCTTGGGATTGGGCGCCGGGGCTTTAAGTTTACTACCCGTAGCGCGATTGTACTTGGCGCGACCCTTGGCGGTGAGGCCCGCACCGGCTTTCACCGACTGCTTTTCGCCTCTGCCCACCGACAAACTGACCGATTTACGCGCCATTACGCGCCCAACCACGAGTTGTGCATGGCGTTACCGCCGTCATACGCCGTAATGCGGCGCGGTTTCTCGCGGTATTCGCGGCTTGCCACGGGGTAAGCGAACGTACAAGCCAAGGCGTCAGCGGCATCTGGGGAAGCAAGGCCGCGTGCTTTCATGTCTTTCTTGGCTTCCAACTGGATCGACCCCGACGAATTCGGTTTCTGGTGTGGCCCTGTGAGGTCGGCTTTCAGTTGTCGGTCGGCAGGTATCGACGCCGTTTGCAGCCACTCGCGCATCGAACCCCAGAGTTCGGCGCGTTTGTTGGCGTACATCGCCGGGGTCTTCGACTTCCAACTAAAATTCACGCCCCGAACGACCTTATACCGCTGCTCTTTTAGGCGGTCAAGGATGCCGTACCCAAGGCCACCTTCGTCTAAGACCACCAGCGCCGGTTGAAACTCTTCGATGGCGTCAATGACGCGACCAACCGTTGCCATCGTGTCTTCACCTTGGTAACGACGGATTGCCACCAGGTCGCG